CAAGACCGCCAAACCTTACAAAAAGAAATCTTGAGATTAGGGATAATAATCCCATATAGAGACAGAGAGGCGCATCTAGTTAAGATGCTCCCTCATACTGTCAGCTACTTTAGACGAAATCTAGGGATTGAACCCCTATTCTGCATTGCAGAACAAGACGATGACCTACCTTTTAACAAAGGCGCACTACTAAACCATGCTTATACAGCGATTGCTGGCATGGTGGATTATGTATGTTTTAACGATGTAGATTACCTACCAATGTGGGCAGACTACAGCGAACCTAGCCTACCTAGCCGTATTGTTTGGCATGGGCTAGATAAACGACCAGTAGGACATGGTACAGACCGAGTAGTAACAGCACAGAGATACGGACTAGCAGCAGTAGCCCTAATGCGTAAATGGCATTTTGAGGCAGCTAATGGCTACTCTAACAAGTATTGGGGATGGGGGTACGAGGATACCGACCTAGCCAAGCGATTAGAGGCTGTAGGACTTCCTATAGGCTACAGGGATGGGACATTCCTAGCACTAGATCACGACTCCAACGGCTACACACCAGAGGGCGAGACCGAGGCAAGTAAGGCAAACGCTAAACGATTTGCAGATAGGGTTTACCCTGACATGACAGATGGGCTAACAAACCTTAGTGCAACTGTAGTTTCCATACAACAGCGTATGGCTAGAGGCATGGCAGATGGAGAAGAAGCACCTCTCATTTGGTGCAAGTACAACTTAGGGGATTTATATGAACAAAGCTGAGAAAAAGATCGGCAAGGTAATGGGCGAGTACAAGGCAGGAAAGCTCCACTCCGGCAAAGGTGGCAAAGTCGTTAAGAACCCTAAGCAGGCGATTGCAATAGCGATGAGTGAGGCTGGTAAGTCAATGCGAGTCAAGAAGTGAAAGTAAAAGAAGCAGCATCCATCATAGAAAGAATGGGTGTAGCAGGGTATAACAAACCCAAAAAGACACCTAGCCATCCCACTAAAAGCCATGTAGTCGTGGCAAAAGAGGGAGATAAAGTAAAGACCATTCGATTTGGTCAACAAGGAATGACAGGTAGCCCACCAAGAGAGGGCGAGTCGCAAGCTGACAAGGCAAGAAGAAAGTCATTCAAGGCAAGACACGCTAAGAACATCGCTAAAGGCAAGATGAGTGCAGCGTACTGGGCAGATAAAGTTAAGTGGTAACAGAATAAAAGGATAAATATGGCAAGCCTACTCGATCTGGCACAAGCCCGATTAGGTGGCTTGTTAGCTCCTAGACCATCAATGGCAGGATTATTAGGTGGACAAAGAACCAAAGGCAACATAGCATCGGTTCTACAAGGCTACACACCACCACAGATGACAGCACTTACAAATCCACAAGTAATGGATTATGCAAGAAATGTGGCACAGTCAGCACAGCAGAATCTACAAACGCAGATGTCAGACCTAGACAAAGCATTAGTAATGGGTCAACAAGGTGTACAGGTAGGCGATAGAGATGCTTTAGCAAGGCTGATGGAGCAAGTGCCAGGACTTATGGGTTCTGTTGCTAGTAAAGTTCCAACAGTCGTATCAAAAGTAAAAGATTTTGATCCAAAATTTGACCCTAGAGTTGGAGAGCAAGAAAGATTAAAAAATCTAACTACAGTCATTGAAGGACAAAGAACACCAGCACAACAAAAACTATCTCTTGTAGATTTTGAGGGCAGACCTTTTATTACAAGTATGTCTGATAGAACAGCAGCAGGCGGTGAGTTGGTAAAAATTAATGATGTGGTTCTAAACAGACCAGTTGGATTATTGGGCGGTCAAGATTATATGTTTAATAATCCTGGTCAAGTTTGGGCATCTGCTCAAGCACCAACAAAATCAATATTAGAGTTGGCTAAAGATTTAAAAGATACAACAGGACAAAACCCATTGTATTTGCCTTGGAGAATGACACCTTCTGGTGGTGATTTTGCCAATATGACATATGAAACTATGCTTAATTATGCAGAAAGCGCATTAAGCAAAACAGATAAAAAAGCATTAAACAAAACAATCAAAGAATTTATTCCAGACTGGAAAGGTATAGATTCTAGAGAAAGCATTCAACAATTTAGGGATGCTCCTGATACAGTCAGAAAAGCAGTTATGAATGAGATGGATGTAAAGTTTAGAGATGCTGGTGGTTTAAACATTGGCGAGGCTAGATTGGCTGTAGCAGACCCAAAACAATTAAACGCGCCAACTCTTGATGTTATGAATATCGGAGAAATATTTGCAGATGCTCCAATGATTATGCAATCAGGACATCCAGCATATCCTAGAGGTGTGCCAGGACAAGGTTTAGGAATAATAGATCAACCAAGAACTGTATTTGAATTACTTCCTCAAGTTGTAAGAGAAAGAGGAATTGTAGATCCTAAAAATTTCTCGCAAGCCGATAGGAGGGCAATGGAAATGAAGCCCTATGGTGGAATAATTAATGAAGAACTTTTAAGATCTCTTGGCTATTAAGTATTCTGGTTTAAATTGTGCAGCAAATGTAGAGTCATATTTTTCTGTAAGAAAAGCAATTGTAGAATCTACAGTAACAGTATCTATTCCCTTGCAAACACAGATAGCCTCTTGACGATTAAGAGCATGAAGCATTTCTGCTGACATTGGAACTTCTACATTTACGATTGGTGTTAATTTCATAACCCCTCCTTTACTTCTACATTTTACTACATTTATTTATAAAATCTGTTGTAGAATAGCAACATCATCAACCATCAACCCATAGGGAATGGAATGGAAAACTCTACACAAAACAAAAACATAACACCCGAATCAACTGATAAGGGAGGCGCACAGCCAGGCAATCAAAATGCAAAGAAGGGAAAGCTCTTTTACGATGCATTAAGAATAGCCCTAGTGCAAGAGGATCGTAAGAGCCTACGCAAGATAACCGATAAGCTAGTCAAGGCAGCAGAAGAAGGCGATGCTTGGGCAGTAAAAGAAATTATGGACAGGATGGATGGTAAGCCTGTCAACACTACAGAACTAAGCAATACAGAAGGTAATGTATTCAAGATGGTGGTCGCTTGGGAGAAGTAGAGTACGCAGATGACGAAGTAAAACGAGTAGTCATACCTTATAAGCCCAGAGAGCCACAGTTACGCATACACGAGGCGATGGAGAATAATCGCTTTGTAGTCGTAGTAGCACACAGGCGAATGGGCAAGACAGTACAGGCACTCAACGCGCTAATTAAGGCAGCAATGGAAAACGACAAGCCTAACCCTAGGTTTGCGTATATCGCGCCGACATATAGCCAGGCTAAGAGAGTAGCTTGGGATTACCTTACAGAGTTCGTAAGACCGCTAGATGCAGTAGCTAATATCGCGGAATTAAGAGTAGATTTTTACGGAAGGAGAATCCAACTTTACGGCTCAGATAACCCTGACAGCCTTCGTGGACAATACTTCGATGCTGTAGTGCTAGACGAAATTGGTGATCAGAATCCTAAAATTTGGAACGAAATTATCCGACCAGCGTTAGCCGATAGGAAGGGGTCGTGTCTGTTTATCGGCACACCCAAGGGAAACAATCACTTCAAGGACTTGTTCGACAGAGCCGGTAAAGAAGAAGGATGGGCTGCACTACAGTTCAAGGCAAGCGAAACAAACTTGCTAGATGAACAAGAGTTATGGTCTGCCAAGAAAGAGATGGGAGACGATAAGTACAACCAAGAGTTCGAGTGTAGTTTTAACGCAGCAGTCGAAGGAAGTTATTATGGAAAACTACTTAATGACCTCGAAGAAAAAGGTAGACTTTGCGACATTACGAGAGATGATCTATGTAGAACTTATGTGGCTTGGGATTTGGGCATGGGTGATAGCACAGCAATATGGGTGGCACAGGCAACAGGACAAGAAGTAAGACTACTGGATTATGTAGAGAATCATGGTCAAGGACTCGATTGGTATGTCAACTGGCTAAAAGATAACAAGTGGGAGAAAGCAGAGCAACTCCTACCGCACGATGTGGAAGTAAGAGAACTAGGCACAGGCAAGAGCAGATTGGAAGT